GGAGCACGTTCCGTTTGAAAAAATCAGGGTTGACAAGGAGGAGAAGATGTTTCAGGTGGCTGACTGGTACAACGACGACATGATGCAGTTGTTCCCCAAGGTCGGGGACATCGAGAAAATCCCTGCCTTCGACCCGGAGAACCGCCTCGGAAAGCAGTTGTTCTACTATCGTGTGTACGCAGCAGGCGTGAAGCACTACCCGCTCCCCGAATACATCGGAGGGAACGCTTGGATTGAGGCAGACGTGCAAGTGGCGAACTTCCACAACAACAACCTGCGCAACAACTTTTGGGGGGGATACTTGATCAACTTCAACAACGGGATCCCAACACCCGAAGAGCAGGGCGACATCGAGAGGCAAATCAAACGCAAGTTTTCAGGGACCGACAACGCTGGTCGCTTTGTTGTAACCTTCAACGACGATGCAGCCAAGGCCCCAACACTTGAACCGCTCACTCCGAGCGACATGGATAAGCAGTTCGAGATTTTGAACAAAGCCATTCAGCAGGAGATATTCATCGCACACCGTGTAACCAACCCCATGCTATTCGGAGTCAAGACCGAAGGCCAATTGGGTGGACGCAACGAATTGGTCGAAGCATACGAACTATTCAAGGCGACCTACGTCAACGACCGGGTGCGCAAAGTGGAGCGGATGATAAACTACCTCGGCTCGTTCAACGGAGTCGAAGGGATGGAACTGATACCTGTGGAACCCATCACGGAGCGACTAAGCGAACAAGCCCTGTTGCAGATAATGACCCAAGACGAACTTCGGGAAAAGGCAGGTCTGCAACCGCTTGAGAAACCTGCCGATGTGGTGGGACCTAATCCCCAACCCGACGAGCAACCGCAAGCCGTGGAAGCATTGCAGAGCAACGACAACATCAAGAAACTATCGGGCCGTGAGTACCAAAACCTGATGCGTATCGTGCGTCAGTACATGCAGGAAAAAATCACGCTGGAGATGGCTCGGACCATGCTTTCGGCTGGATTCGGTTTATCAGCCCAAGAGATTGACACGATGCTCGGAGTGCAGGCCCAAGAGTTCAGCGAACCTCAATGGGGTCAAGAAGACGACGAGGACTACGGCTGGGGCGATGAGGAGTTCAAGGTCTTGGAAGTGGTTGCAAGCAAGTTCGGATGCCATGCAGACGACTACCATGTCATGCACTCCAAGCCGATGCGATTTGACTCCAACATAGACGAAAACATCCGTTTAGCCTTTGCCGAACTGGGCGAGGAAGAAAAGGAACTTGACAAGAAGATTGAGGCGTATCGCAAGAAGAACCGGGACGCAAGCGTTGAAGAAATGGCAAAGGAATTTGGGGTCAGCAAAGCCAAGGTCGCCAAGCGAGTCGCCTACCTAATCACAAAAGACCGCTACCCAATCAGCCGGGCCGTGGACAAGATTGCCGAGCAGAACCTGCCCAAGAACGTGAAGGAAGTAGCAGAGCCAGTCTTGGAAGTCAGATACAAATACGCATGGGCCACAGGGTTCAGCAACAAAGACAAAGGCTCCAGTCGTGAGTTCTGCAAGGTCATGCTTGACTTGGCAGGGCAGGGCAAGGTTTACACTCGTGAGGACATTGACGGGATTAGTGCGATCATGGGATATTCCGTATGGAATCGCAGGGGCGGTTGGTATCACACGCCCAGCGGAGTGAACAGGCCCCAATGTCGCCATGTATGGGAGCAGCAGTTGGTCATCCGTAAAGGCAATAAAATCAGCAAGGCATGAAGGCACTATTCATAAGCGAAGAAACGCTACTGGACAATAGCATCATAAACGAGAACGTATCCTACACCCAGATACGTCCAACGGTTGTCAAGGTCCAAGAGATGCGGATTCAGCCCATCGTTGGCTCTCCGTTGTATGGGGAATTGGTTACGCAGGTCGTCAGCGGTTCAACCTCTGCCCTGAACCAAACGCTGCTGGAGGACTACATTCAGCCTGCAATGATTCAGTGGCTTTACTACGAGTTGCCGATGGTCCTTGCGTTTAAGTACATGAACAAGGGGATGGTCCGTAGAACCAGCGAGGAAAGTTCTCAAATGAGCATGGAAGAAATCACACGGCTGACCGACAAAGTGAAGAACGATGCGGAGTGGTACTCCGAACGCATTACCCGATACCTCATGGAGAACCGCAATTCCTATCCGCTTTGGAACTCGCCTCCGTCTGCTCTTGACACGATCTACCCGAACGCTACCAACTACCGCACCGGGATGGTCTTGGACCGCAACCGAAGGATGGGAATCAGCAACCTTGACTACCCCTACCCTTACGGACAATTCGGGGCGTGTAACGACTGCTAAGCATGGGAGCGCATAAAAAAAACATACTGAAACTGCAAAACTATGTCTTGGATAAAAATCAAGCAGGCCCTGCTGGACCTTGCCAACAACCATCCGCAAGTAAACTCCTTCGGGACGGGCGACCCTCTTGCGGTAGGCACGGACAACACCATCAACCTGCGAACCCCAAGCCGTGAGCGAATCGTCTATCCGCTCGTTTTTGCGGACGTTCAGTCTGCAAATACTGACGCTGGCACTTTGGACTTGGTGGTTGGGGTTTACTTTTCTGACCGTGTTGAGTCCATTAAGCCGATGGGCGGAGTGGTTTCAGGCAGCCCTACGCTGGGTTGGCAGGATAACGAGGACGAGGTCCTAAGCGACCAGTTACAAATCGCACAGGACTTCATATCAGCCCTCACAAACGACCCAAGCGAGGACTGGACCCTCTCATCCAGCGTGAGCCTTACGAGGTTCGTAGAGAGCCGGGATGACCGCACGGCTGGGTGGCAGGCGACGATGACCTTTGAGATTCCGTACTCTCACTCGGTTTGTGAAATTCCAACCTAAAAGACATTTACAATTAAACGCTAAAAAATGCCTACACCCATATTGCAACAAATGCTCGGACAGGGCGGTACGATGGAGTTTGTCGATGCTGCCGTGTCCGGTAAGAATTACGACTTCTTGGTAGTCAACACCGCTGCGACCTTTACAACCCTTACTGGAACTGGAAGCGAGAACCTGCTAACCGCTTACGCTCTTAGTGGCAAATCCGTGTCCGCTGGCATCGTAATCAGCGGTCGCAATGGCGGTAAGATTACGGCCGTTACTCCAAGCGCAGGTTCCGTCATCGGTTACACCTTCCTCTAATGCTAATCGGCTACGGCTACGGCTACCCGACCAATATGCTCCAAGGCGGAGTCGCTGCTGGAGTTTGGGCCTTGTTCAACGCAAGGGCTACGGCTGACGGAGCAACCGCTGCCGAGGCTGCCGTGAATGGCTGCCTGTTCGTCCGATTCGCTGCAATCTTCAACTTCTAACAATGCCGACACCATCGCTAATCCTTGTGCCTGCTCGTTTCAAGACGGGCAAACTTTACACCCCAGTCGCTACGACTTCGGGCGGTGTGGTCTTGGGTGCATCGGGCGACTTCAATGTAACCCGTGCAACGACTGCGACCCGTGTGAATGCAAACGGCTTGATTGAGTCGGTGGCTTCGGGTGTGCCTCGCCTTGATTACTACACAAGCGGAGGAACGGCTGGCTGCCCTGCGTTGCTGGTGGAGCCGAGTGGGTCGAACTTGTATCAACGAAGCGAGGATTTCACAAATGCTTACTGGAGCAAGGTTAATAGTTCTGTTTCAGGCAATCAAGCGGTCGCACCTGACGGAACTTCGACTGCTGGTAAGTTAATAATGAACAATGGGATTCTCCCAAATGCTGCTAATCAATCAGGATTTAATCGAGCCGAAGTTGTCACAAGTAGTGCTTATAGATTTTCTATGTTTGCAAAATCAGCAGAATTTACGGGATTTAGGGTTAGGGAAAATACTGCTGAAGGGTCATTCTTGGATGTCAACTTGTCAAATGGCACAATAACAAACGGAAGCGTGGCGCAATTTATTAGCCCTTTAGCAGAAAATTACGGCAATGGATGGTATAGAATTTCTTGGACAAGCCCAACAATTACAAATTTAAATAAGTACACCATCCGAGTCGGCTCAACAGGAGATGGAGTTTCGGGTATTTTCGTATGGGGCGCACAGGTAGAAACAAACTCCGTGGCAACCTCCTACATCCCCACAACCACCGCAGCGGTAACCCGCAACGCAGACGTGATAAACGTATCAGGCGCAGTCAGCGGATGCATCGGGCAGACCGAGGGGACGGTTTATGCGGAGGTGGATTTAAGGAATATTGCCGACACAAAAGCAATAATCCAAAGCGACGACGGAACGACTGACAATAGGTTGATTTTATTTGTTGGAACCGCACCAAATAGAATCCAATTTTTAACCGTTGCAGCAGGGGCCAATTCCGTTGTAAGCGGTAGCATCGCTACGGGCATTAACAAGATTGCCGCCTCGTATTTTTCGGGCAGCGTGCAGTTGTATTTGAACGGTTCTTTTTTAGCAAGCGGAACACCGACTGCTTTTCCGACTGTTACACGAAATAACTTTTCTTTAGGAACAAGAATATCATCGGGCGTATATGGAGCGCAATTCAACGACCGCATCCGCTCCGCTGCCATCTACACGACCCGTCTTACTGCCACCGAACTTGCTGCCCTAACAACGCTATGACAATCCTACACGAAACAAATGAAGGCGCACTATTGATGGGCGATAATGGCGATACTATGTGGGTCGATTTGGAACAACTCGCAGCCCTTACGACCTAACGATGGCTACCTTCCGAAAATACGAATTTGCGGTTTACGCTGACTTCCGAACCATTAACGACTCGGAGGTCGAGCCTCGCACCGTTGTTGAACTTGGACATATCAACCCTGCAAATCCTAAGGCTTGGTGCGTTGATATTCTATGGGAAGGCAACGAACCAAAAAACTGGACGAAGTATCAAACTTGGCCCGAACCCTGCGGTGTTCACTCCTTTCTCGGATGGGACGAGCAGTACGCAGCCGACTACAACCAACACAAATCCCTATGAGATTATTCCGCAAACGCAACCCCGAAACACCCGAAACCCCAAAACTCCCTTTTATGAAATCAGCAGTCATCGCTCTCCTTCGCCACCTGTTAACCTTCATCGGTGGAACCCTCGTCGCCAAAGGTATCATTGATGCAGCCACGCTCACCGAAATTATCGGTTCCGTATTGACCTTGTTGTCAGTTGGTTGGATGG